TTTGGAGGAGTGGGGTGCTTAATTTAGGTCCAATGTCAGATTTAGCAGTAAAGCGTATGACAGAACAAAACATTAATATGTGGCCTGACCAATCAGAGCAACCAAAAATGCCACGAGACATTTCCGCCTTAGATAGCGACGAACTTAGCGCACTTTTTACTCAGTTAACTGCCTGGTCTAATTTTGTTGCGGGTCAACTAGCTGCATGTCAAGTAGATGAGCATGTTCTAAATAAAAAGAAAGACTCTTTAGAGGCTCAATTGTTTTTAGCTAAAGACAATTCAAAGGTTAAAGGTGAGAGAGTAACCCTTATCAAAGCTCAAGTTGCTGCTGACCCAAAGATTATAGATTTAGAAGACCAACTTACTCACGCTTACGCATACCGCAAGATGGTAGAGGTTGTAGCCAACAACTTTGAACGAGATGTGGCGTTGGTTTCTCGTGAGATTACTCGTCGTACAAATGATTTCCGTGCAACACGAAAGGATAAGTTCTCCGCATGATTATCGGCCTAACAGGTTACGCACAAGCAGGTAAAGACAGTGTTGCAAAGAGTCTTGTTCAAAACTATGGGTACACTCGTGTTGCATTTGCTGACAAGATTAGAGAGTTGTTAATTGAAACAAACCCTTTTATTAGAGATGGGTTTAGAGTTGAAGGCGTTGTTAGCGCGTATGGTTGGGACCAAGCAAAAATATTGTTTCCTGAAATAAGGCACTTGCTTCAAAGTTTAGGTGTAGGTGCTCGTAAAACATTTGGAGATGAGTTTTGGATTCATCAGGCACTAAAAGACCTTAACTCTAAAGATAAAATCGTTATTTCTGATGTAAGGTTTGTAAATGAAGCTGAATGCATTAAACAACGTGGTGGTCAACTTTGGCGGGTTAAACGCCCAGGAGTTGCAGCAGTTAATGCTCACATTTCTGAGTCAGATTTAGATGGATATAAAGTAGATAAGATTTTAAGCAACGGAGGAACACTTGAGGAACTAGAGTTGCTAGTCCACACAAGAATGGACTCCTGAGCTCATGACAACTAAAGTAATAGACGGCGGATTAAACACTGCAGGTAATGTAACGATTGGTATTGACCAGTCTCTTACAGGATTTGCGTTAACTGCATTATCCTTAGACGACCCAAAGAAACACATCACTTGGGTATATAAATCTCCGTACTTTGGAATTGAACGCCTTGTAGACATTCGTCAATGGTTAACAGACCATTTAATGTACTTAGAAGAACATGATTTAGATGTTGTAGATTTAGCAATGGAAGGAACAGTTCTACAATCACAAGCAGCGTTAGTTCTTGGAGAACTTTCAGCAACCGTACGATTAGCTATCTACGATTGGTACGGTGAAGATGACCCACGTAGATTCCCCTTAAAAGTCCCACCAATGACGCTTAAAAAGTACGCATCTGGCAAAGGAAATGCTAAGAAACAAGAGATGTTGTTGCAGATATACAAACGATGGGGCGTAGAGTTTAATGACGATAATGCTGCAGATTCCTACGCTTTGGCACGCCTTGTAGGAAAATTTTCAATTAACGAAGTTGAAAAGGCAGTAGCTGAGCAAATGTCAGACCCTAAATACCGAGACCAAGCACGGTTTTAGACCTATCCTTTAGTTCGGGAGTGGCACACTAAACCGAACCAAAGGACTAACAATTGAGTAACACACCAGAACTACCAAAAGAAGAGCCGTTTTTGCGAGTAAGCGCAAGCTCCAACCCGCAAAGCGTAGCCTCAGCCATTGCCCATGCAATTTACGACAAGCGTGAAGTAAAACTCCGTGCTGTTGGTGCAGGAGCAGTAAACCAAGCAGTTAAAGCCATTGCCATTGCTCGTGGGTATGTAGCCCCTCGTGGTATGGATCTAACCGATAAGCCAGGGTTTACAACCATTGAGTCACGAGACGGCGAAATTTCTGCAATCGTCTTTCACATTACAGCAAGCTAAAACCGTCGTATCCTTATCCCAAAGCAAGGAGTAATCATGGCAAATTTCTCAGACATGGGTCACGCAATGCGACGTCGCATAGGCGCCCCTTCATCACATCTAGAGTCAGCAGGTAAAAGTATGAGCAAAAATATTCCAACAACAGAAGAAATCTTAGCTTCTGCAGAACACGCAAGTTCACCACGCCGTTATATGGGTATGGATGCTGCAAAGTTTAACAATGTAAGCGGAACTCCAACTGTTGGCACAAAGATTTCAAAGAAGAACACACAAGCTGGAGATCCAACAGCGGGTGGAAAAGCAAATCGCTCAAATGTTTCTGCAGGTAATGCAGCACAGTCAGAGCGTATGGGTGCTCGTCATCGTATCTCAGTAAAGTTCCCTGCAGGAAACGACCCAGCAGCATCAGCAACAATGTCAAGTGGCAGAGTTGTTCGTTCAGTAGCTGGTCGTCAAGCACCAAACTTTAACGACGGAAACAGCGCATCATACTAATATGTCAGATATTATTTCTTCTGAAGAGTTTGGTTCTACAGTAAATACGGGTAAACCAACGCAATACCATAATGAGACTGAACCCCCTTTGTCACTAAGCACGTCAACTAACACAAGTGTTGGTCAACAAACTGCTTGGCGTCCAAAGAGAGGGGCATCGTTGTCTCGTCAGACCTCTGGTAGCACGTTGAACTTTGATGCTGCACCTGCTGGAACACCGCTTCCAAAGTCAGACGCTGGAGCAAGTTTCTTAAAGGGTTAGTTCTCAGGAACAAGCCCATGGAGGGCGCAATGTTCTTCGTACATTCGGTCAACTAACTCATCTTCTTGAGTTGGTTCACCGATATACGAGGCACATAGTTCACAAAAGACAGCCCAAATAGTCGGATTAAAATCTACGGCAACAACGTCTACTGACATTTGGTCTCCTTTGTACAGACATTTAGCGCTCTAAGAAGGAAAATAGTAACATGATTCCTAACAGTGACGGACGTAGCGTAGCGGCGCAATTGAAGGAAAGCTCACGCCCAAGCTACACAAAAGAAGAAACACGCCTGTTAGCTAGTAACCCAAAAGGCGCCGAAGACTTCATCCATTCCACAAACAATTACGGTGGAGCCTCAATTAACTTGACCAGCGGAAATGTTATTCAACCTGGTGAAAAAGTATTTTTAGTAGGAAAAGAGCCATCTAAGCTCAGTGGTCACCCAGTTGACACAGCGTTTGAAAGTACAGGAACTAAATCTCCAAGTTTAAGTGCACAGCAGTTTGCGTCTCATTTCTTGCGTTTGCAAGGACATGCAACTGACTCTAAAGCAGTAATGGGTAGTTGGGTTGACTCTAAGGCAAAAGAAAAAGGCGTTCAAATTGATTTGTCTACAGGGCATAAGTATAAAAAAACTGCAGAACGCAAAATGATTTCTCGCAACGAAGATGCTGTTTGGAATATGCACAATATGCGCAATATCCGTAACGAAGCAGCACGCAAGCGTCACGGCATCACAGAGCCCCGTCCACCAAAGGTTAACTAATGCCAGGTGGAACAAATAACTTTTCACCATCACAGAACTGGCAGTCCCTTGGGGCTGACGGTGTGTATGGTTACAACAACCAAGGTGGTTCAGGAACTTCTGTAGCAAGAGATTCAATGGATGCGTCACGCATTGGCGTGGGACGTGTTCCATCTGCCGAGTATCCCGATGGATACCTTGGCACTATCCGCTCACGTCGTGATGACCGTTTGTTGGATAGTATCAAGTCTCGCGTCAACCAGAAAGCCTATCAACGTGGCGTGCACAAAGGTGAGCGCATTGAGCCATCTATGTATTTCTGGCCTGATGGAATCAATCCTATGTCTGGTATTGAACGTCAGATGAAAGCTGCTTACGTAAATGTAAATGGTGTTAATGTCTATCAAGCATTGCGTAATACACCTCAAGTAGCGTTACTTCCAGCACCTCACCTTGTTAACGACGGTAAAGCAAACACTGTTGCCACATCACCTGCAGAGATTAATGAGCGTCGTCAAGCAATGCTTGCATACTTGAAACCAGCGTGGCGATAATGACGCAAAAGTTTGACGGTAATTACGACTACACAAAGCCATGGCGTGCACCGATACAGCCTGACCAAGTAGCAAAGCGTTGGCAGTACAACGGTCCTTTTACATCTAATATGGAACGACTAACAACTCAAGCACTAATGATTATGAACGTTCCTGGTAAAGATATTCAAGCAATGGTTCGTCCACCTCTTCCACAAATTCGGTTATTCCCTGACCGTTTTGGTTATGGGTTCCGTGGACAACCAGGAATTGATGATGTTGTAACTATAGACAGAGTTTACGCAGAGCCACGTGTATCCTGGTTCTCAGGTGGTCCAGCAGGTTTCCAAGCTGCATCTCGTAATGAATTAGGGGGTATCTAATGGGTAATAGCAACGCATCCAATTGGGCAAAACGATGGGCAAAAGGTCCTGTAGACCGTAGTGGTCGTCCAGCATCAAGCGAGCCTTTGTATTCCGCGTTTTCAACAGGTCATGGGATTAACCGCAGCACACCAAAAGGTAAGTTAGATTACCCAAAGGGAATGACATCTTGGCATAAGCCAGAGGAGAAGTAATCATGGACGATGGCGATGGCTCATTCATGATGGAAATTCAAGCACGTCAAATTGCTGAGAATGCAACCCGTTACAAGGGTTCACACCCATGCTCAACGTGTGGAATTATTATGAATCCAGTACAGGTTTTACACAGCAAGGGTATGTGTGCATCTTGCTACTCTCAAAAGATGTCTGACCGTGTAAAGCGGAAGATGGTTTAAGCATGGCTAAAAAGAAAAAAGCAGCAGCAAAAGAGGTTGAAAGAGTCGGAATGACTCCTGAACGTGAAGCCGAGATTGCTAAAGAAACTGAAGGAGCGTTAGCTTCTGCTCGTAAGTCTGAGGAAGACCGTGTAGCACGAGTCGGCGCAGCAGGCGTAAAGGGCACAACAGAACGTACAGCGGTTGAAGTTGACGCCAATCCTGGAGTAAAGTTTAAGAAAAAAATTACTCGTGACACAAAAACTGGTCGTGCAAAAGTAGCAGACGTTGACGTTCGCGTTTCAGGAGAAGAAGACCAGGGTCCATCTGCTGCTCCTAAGATTCAACTTCCAGGACCTGTAATTAGCACTGGAAGAAAATTAGCACGCCAAGGTATAAGAGCACCAAAGCGTGGAGAACTTGCTCGTGGTGTAACAATTGTTGAACCAAAACCAAAAAGAGCAAAGAAGGTTGCGCCAAAACCTTTAGTAGAACGTGATGCAACTACAGGGCGTGCAAAAAAGAAATCTCCTCCAACACCTCCAACACCAAGTCTTACTGTAATAGCTCCAGTAGCACCTAAACCTGAGCGGTCTCGTCCATCAATTGCTCCAGGAGCAGGAGCCCGTCGTGAGCCTGTTTATATTGATACAACTAAACCAGAAGGTAACCAAGCAAGCCGTAAGTTAAAGGGTTTAGCAGTTCCTCACAAGGTGATTGCTCCAGCGGTAAACCAAGCCCTTCAACACCTAGATGATATGGCAGCCACCAGAGGAACTACTGAGCACCACGGTCACGCAGAAGCGTTTAACGCTATTCACCCTACTATTTTGGGTATGGACGCAACTATTCACCACGCATTAGGGGCTGTGTATCACCACACGATGTATCCAAAACATAATTCTTCTAGCGTTATAACCCAAATTAAGTCTGCTATTGGAGATAGACTATCTGAGGGTAAACAACTAGAAACCCAGCGAGCCCAAAGACAAGGAAGAGCATAATGGCGAAGAAGATTAAAAACCCTGCAGTTGCAGCAGCAGCAAAAGCTGGCTCAATTAAAGCAATGCCAAAGAAAGAACCAATTAAGAAAGTTCCAGTAGAAAATGTTTCAAAGCCTGCAACTAGATTTTTTGGGCACGCAGTTTTGAAGGGAACAGGAAAACCAAAGATGGTTGAGCCTGGTTCTAAAAAAGAGGCAAAACTTAAAGCTAAAGTGGAATGGGCTGAAGCGTACGAAAAGAAATCTGCCGCAAAGTCTAAAGCTAAAACTGCAGCACTGAAAGCAAAAGGTAAAATCTAATGCAATGGAATGATCGCCGTAAAGCTAAGAAAGCGGCTAAAACAGGCGCTAAATTAGTTGAGCAATATAAGCAAAATAAAGGTAGAGCACTCCATGAGACTGGCGCTTTTAGCGGTAGAACAGATGGGGACTGGAACCGTCCTAAGCATTCTTCACAGGCAGAGAGCCAAGCAGCAAAAGAACTGAACTGGTAAAGGAACCCAAATGAAAAACCCACTTAAGAAGCCAATGACACCAACACAAAAAGCAGCAATGGCTGATGTGAAGGCTCGTGGTAAAGACACAAAGGTTGCACAAGCAAATGCTAAAGAAGCAAAGAAAAACGTTAAAAAAGCAGGAGCAAACACACCCGCATTTAAAGCGCTAATGAAGAAAGGCAAGTAATCATGACAGTTAACTCGTCACGCTCAATGAACGCCTCACTAAATGCAGGCGCAACAGATGGTAAGTATCGCAAAGCTCGTCCAGACACAGAGGTAATCCCCGGTAACGGTGACGAAGCAACGCTAGACAACCGTCAATCACTTCATCCTTTTTACGGTTATGGTTTTATCACTTCTGAGTTTCCAAACAAGGTAAACCCAGGTAAGTAATCATGGCTAAGCGCACCTCTAACACTAAAGCTGGTCCACTTATTCAGGGACGAGAAGAGTTTAAAGGCTCAAATATGCAAGGCGTTAAAGGTGCCCCATCTTCTCACGGTTGGTTATCTAAAACTCAATTCTCAGAGCAGATGGCTAATGTAGCAAACACTACTGATTACCACGTAATGTCTTACGGAACTCCTATTGCTGTTCACCACGAAGGTGGTTGGATGTATCCAGACGTTTCACACAGCCCATCTACTGGTCGTCACCAGTCAATCGTACGTAGTGCAATTGGGGTTAAGAGCGCACGTGACAAAAAGATGGAAGAGCGGGCAGCTAAGAAAGCAGCCAAGGCTGACTCAACAGAGCAAGGTTTGTGGAATCAATAATCTGCTAAGATAATCGGACTACTACAAGGAGCACAATGAGTAACGTACCTATTCTGGGCGAAAAGAAAATGGACAATGAACCGATGTTTCGGTTGTTGTACTGTCTCGTCTGCGAATCGTTAGACGAACTTCCTCCATACAATGGTGACCCAGAACAAGACCACCTGTTAGCGATTGCTTGTGAATCACACGTATTCCCATCAGGTGAGCCACACAAAGGTAAGTTGTTTGTTCTTCCATTACGTGCCTGGGCAAAAACAGAGTCCAAAAAAGAAATTGTTCGCCAGATTAAAGGCGGAGGTTCTAAGGGCCTTGCAGAAGTAGATGACACCTTCTACGACTCACGCTCTATGTTCTTAGACGACGCAATGAAATGCTATCAACAACACAACAAGCCAAAAGATGGTTGCAACGACTGGCAAATCAAAGAGAAGTTACTCATCCCTAATACTGCAAAAGAACGTAAAGCAGAGGGTATGGGTCGCTACCAGGATGAAGCAGGTCCAAAGACCTACCTCTGTAATTTCTGCCCAGTATCTATCGCAGTAAACCAACGTAAACAAAAACTGTTAGGACTAAACTAATGACTGAAGAGACACCACAAATTCAAGCAGCGTACTCTGTTGTAATCAAAGCAGATGGAGCGCTAGAAACAATTCCTGTTACAGAAGGCGTTGGTCGTATTGCCAGCACCTACGACATATATCATACTAGCAAGCAGTTAGTCTCCGAGATTGATGACTTCCTACTGGCTGAACGTGTTGCTAAAGCCGTAGTTGATGCCTTACAGCCTGTAACTCCTAGTGAGCAGCAGCGTGCAAAGATTGCTGAAGCATTATCTGAGCGTGGGATAGACCCAACAAAAGCTTAATACGCTCTAAACTAAGGCTATGTTTAAGAACTTAGGAAGTAACTCAAACCCTGTACACATTCAGGGCACTGCTACTTCCTATTTTTCTGCCCCTGAAACAAAGTTAGACCCTAAGTTATTCTCAGAAAAGACTCTAAAGGGATGGGTTCGTAATGGAATTCTGCAACTTCTATTTGGGTTCCTAAATACCAAGTACCGTAATTCAAACCTATGGGCACACGTATGGATTGCAGGCTCTGGTGTCTCATACCAGTGGTCAGCAGCACGTCAGCCTGGAGACTTAGATGTTCTTATTGGAGTGAACTACATTCAATTCCGTAGAGCACACTCAGAGTTTAATGGTCTTGGCGATGTAGAGATTAGCCGTATGTTGAATGAAGACTTCCGCAACCACCTACAGCCACAAACACAGGATTGGAATGGGTACGAGGTTACTTTCTATGTAAACCCAGGTGCTACTGACATTCGCACTATCAATCCTTATGCAGCCTACGACTTAACCCACAACGAGTGGACAGTCCACCCTGAGCAGACAACTGCGCCAGAGAACCCTGTGTGGGATGAGTTTGCAAAGCGTGACCTAGTAAAGGCAACAGAGATTGTTACACGCTATACCAAAGCTCTAACTGACGTACAGGGAGCTCAGAACGACCCAGCACGTCGTAACGCAGAAACACGACTACATGCGGCCCTAACACAGGGCTCTGCAATGTACGAGGACATTCACGGAGCACGCAAGTTTGCCTTCCGTACAGAGGGTGAAGGTTATGCAGATTTTTACAACTATAGATGGCAGGCTGGTAAGAAGTACGGAACCGTACCTGCCCTAAAAAAGATGTCTGAGTACTGGTCAGCATACAAAGCACAACAAGCAGATGAAACTTATGGCATTGACCTGCCAGATACTCAGACCCTAATTAGAAGAGCAGCAACATACCGAGCAAAGGGATAAATGAACATACTCGTATCACTAGACGGCGTACTAAGTTCGGATTCTGGAGAACCAATCCGTGCAGGAGTGGCGCTTTACTACGCCCTAAATATCAATAACCGTGTAGCCATCATGACTTCCCGCAAAGAAGCAGACGCTAAGCAATGGTTACAGTCTCACGGGATCATTAACTATGACGACCTGATTGATTCTTCTTTTGAGCTGGCAGGTGAGGATCTAAAGAAGAGACAGTTTGTTGTCTCTCGTTCCAGGGCCCCTATTGAGATGTATGTAGATGCTGATCCAACTATGTGTGCTTGGGTCTTTGAAGAACAACGAGTTCCAGCAATCCTCTTTAGCCATCCTAATTTTGCAGCAGTTGAGAACCGACCAGATGCCCCAAGTAAGGTACGACGCTGGTCAGATATTGAAAAGGCCATTACCAAGGTCAACATCGCACGCTCAGAACAAGCAACAAGACCAAAAGATACCGTGGCTGAACTCTGGTCTGATTGATGCGTGTCATCTTTAGCGGAGCTGAAGTAGGCTCTAACCGCAATCTTCTTTTTGGCTCAAAGGTTGAGTCAATGGGACTCAACTTTTGGACTCTTCGCAAAAGAGGATTGCCTACTACCAAAAGATGGTTGATTAGCGAGCACTTTGATGCTGACACACAGGTGTTTATTGAGTCTGGTGCAGCTCAAGCTGACAAAGCAGGGCTCTCAAAAGAAGAGTTAACTTCTTTAGCCGCTGATTACCAAGAGTTCCTTGTGGATAACTCTGAGAGAGCATCAGCTTTTATGGAGTTTGACTCCATTGTTTTGGGCAAAGACTGGGTAGAAGCACAACGACCTTTCTACGAACACGACCCTAAGTTCTGGGTAGTCTGGCACGAAGAGTATGGGCTTCCTTCCCTCAAACTAATGTCTCAGACCTATCAGAACGTAGTCATACCCAACGATGAGATTGAGGCTGTAACTAGCCTAGCCGCCCTCACACGGGGCTATCAGAGGCAATTTGGAACTCAGTACCACGCCCTTGCCTGTGCCAAGCCAGACAACATCCGACAGGTACCATTTAGCACTGCCAGCACATTGTCGTGGCTTAGCCCAATGCGCAGAGGCGAAACAATCGTCTGGGATGGCGCTCAAATTAAGCGTTATCCAAAGCGCATGAAAGACCAAGCACGCCCTCGCTACAAGCGCATCGTAGAGAAGGCAGGGCTAGACTATTTAGGGTTTAGCCAAGATAACACCCTTGAAGCGACTAGAGTTGCGGTCTGGTCATACCTACAGTTAGAGGCATCAATGGACAAGAAAACCCCTGATTTGCACATCATTGATGGTGGCAAAAACAAGGAAGTATCTGATAACAGCGACACCCCACTTATGAGTGGTTTGATGGAACTAGGGGGGTACTCTTCTGATAACAGTGCCTCTGAGATGCGGAAACTTGAGCGCCAAGAAGTAGTACAAAGAGACCCTTCAGAGGTTCAAAACCTACCTGTTTTTGGTTACAAGATGAAGACTGTCGTTGAAACAGATGACGATGGCAAAGATGTCTTGATGGACATCCCAGTAATTCAGACCCAGCAATCTTCTTTACGGCAATGCGATACTTGCTTTGTGGCTGCTAACTGTCCAGCCTTCAAGCCCCAAAACACCTGTGCTTTTAACCTCCCGATTGAAGTCAAGACCAAAGACCAACTCAAGGCTTTGATGACCTCAATGATTGAAATGCAGGGTCAAAGAGTTGCTTTTATGCGCTTTGCTGAGGAAATGAACGGAGGCTATGCAGACCCTAACGTCTCTCAAGAAGTTGACCGCCTAATCAAAATGGTTAAAGAAGTTAATGACATGGCCTCGGATAAAGAGTTCATTCAGATTACAGCACAGCGTCAAGGCGCTGGTGGAGTTCTCTCTGCTATCTTCGGAGACAAAGCTCAAGCTCTAAGAGAGTTACCTCAAGCCTTAAAAGAAGAAACAGTTACAAAAATTATTCAGTCTTCACTAGAAGACTAAGTATCTGATAACAGTACTTCCTCTAATTTGAATCAGGGTTCACCCTGCAGAGATAGATTTCAAAGTAAACAAAGTTAACAAGTGCGTGGTAGGTTTTGCCACGGCACAATGGGGTTCCCTGTTGAGGGGTATTTACACAAACATAGGAATGGTGGTAAGGAATTGGGTCTGTTTTCTTTTGAACTAACAACTGACTTCGTCGCTTCATATAAGGACAAGAAGGCTCCTTTTGGGTATAGGGATGCCGCTGGAAACTCAGTTGGAGAAATAACTTTTCTTCGTACCTATTCACGCTTAAAGGCAGATGGTACTAAGGAGACTTGGGTAGAGGTATGTGAGCGGGTCATCAATGGTATGTACTCTCTACAGAAAGACCACGCCAAGCGTCAGCGACTTCCTTGGTCAGACGCTAAGGC